AATTTATAGAATCTATCTCCAAGCCTCCAGGCGTGTGAAAAAGTTGTTATCCTATCCATATCCTCTAAGGATGGATATCTTAGTTTGGGGGTATCATACTGATGTATCAAGTTCACATTTCTTTTATCACGAAGTTTTTTATACTTCTCATCAATGTTGGTTCTTATTTCTCTGTCGTCATATCTTGAAATCATAATAGATTATTATTTCCTTTTTCTACTAAGCCAACTCTGAAACGCTGGGTCTGATGCTGCCTTTTCATTGGTTGAGATTGCTGACATTGCGTCGATATCGCCCCGCCCTAGCATTTCCGTTCTGTATTGATTTTGCCAAGCGGACATTGATTTTGTTTTCTTTTTTCCCTTTGCTTTTGCGCTCTTTGGCTCGGTCATTGCCTTTGCGCTAACTTGATTTTTTAGATCTCGTTTAGTATGACTCTCTTGCCTCGGTGGCTGCTCTTCTTGTTCTGGGATATCTACTGCAAATGAATTGAACTGATCAACAAATTCAGGATCACTTAAATCATTATTGAGATAAGGGAACTTATCAAAACCATTTCTAGGTTTAGCATGATTCCACCCCAGCTTGTGCTGGTGGATTACTGTAAACGTACAAGCAAGCCTTACAACTTTCGGATAAATATTCAATGATGTGTCGCTCGAATTTTGAAAAACTCCAACATCGAGATCGGGAGAGTATGTAAATCCGCCAACAGTGCCCAATAATCCGCTTGCTTTTGGGTTTCCTCCTGGGCTCCACATAGCTCGCGTAGAACAATCAGCAGCCAAATTCATAAAATCAAGCTTAAAATAGGGGCTTGCATTTATTGTACTTGCTCCACCTTCACCCTCATAACTTGGGTAGAGCATTTGTAACAAAAGAGATATTCTTTCCATATTTTCAATAGCTTCGGGATATGATCCTGCCACAACATCAAACCCAAGCGAAATCTGACGAACAGTGTGCTGAAATGTTTGAATAGGATCCATTCTCCCATGAACATTTTCAGAATTCCACTCTGATAAATAAGCATCTTCAAACTGAGTCACAAATGCTTTGAAGGCAATTGAGTGACCAGATGGAACATGATAAAAAGAAATTCTTTGTTGGCCTTGGGTGGCTAAATCATTCGATTGATCAGAACTCCATCTAAAAATTTCAGTCTTTGCCATTTTTTATGCCGTCCTCAAGTTCATTTTGTTTTCCATTACATTAATTACTGCCTTAGCAAATTCTCTATCGTTTAGGATCAATTTAACTGTGGTTGGTCCCGCACCTCTGGTGGTTGTACCACCACCACCAGCAGGGGCAGTCGTTGCGCCTGTAGCGGATTTTACAACACTGGCTGCGCCTGCCATTACTGGGATGCCTACGTTATCTGCCGTATCAAGAACCGACTCAAACCCTTCCAGAGAAGCTCTAAATGCCACCGACCGTTCAACAGTCATATTACTCATTGCTTTGCCAAGCTCGCCCAATGCAACAATATCTTCGGTTTTAATAAAGGCAAGTGCTGCCGCCAAAGCGCCAATTCCTGCTGCCATAGTTACAAATCCTGCGCCGATTATTGGAAATGCTGCGGCGCTTGCAACTAAGGGTGAGAATGATTTTACAATCTCAGAAATTCCTTTTGCGGCTAAAAGCACCCCTGCCCCCATCATTAATGCTGCTGCGCCGAGAGCTAGCATACCTAATGCTGCGATAGGTAGGACTCCTGTATAAACAAGCACTCCAAGAATAATGCCCAGACCAAGAATTGTAAGGCTAAATATTGCAAGTGCTGCAACAGCACCCATGATTTGTTCTGGGGTTAAGCCAGCAAATGCTTTGACAAGCTCTGCAACGCCCAAAGCCGCAAGCGCAACCCCAGCACCAACCAGTAAGGCGGCAAAACCAAAAGCGATGAAGCCGACCGCGCCCTTTTTCATTGCTGCTCCCATTGCTGTAATTCCAGCAGTCGCAGGAGCCGCAGATCCAGCCAATGCAGTATTTGCGCCTGCAAGGCTTCCAGTTGCTAATGCTGAGATAGTCATTACTGTTTTAGTGAGTGCCAATACAGCAAGAAGAGCTTTCCAAACAACGATTGCGACACCAATTGCCAAAATAATCTTACCTATAGTTTGCACACCTTCTTCATTTTTATCTATCCACGTCGCCATTGTTGTAATAGCGTTCGAAAAATCATCAATATATGGTCCCATCTTGACCGCCAAAGACATCATTGCGTGTTTTAATTTGTCAGTAACAGCTTGTGATTTTTCAATCATCTTATTGAGATCGGCTTGTTTTTGTGCTACTTCTTCTTGATTCTCTCCGAACAAGCGCCCCGCTTCAGACAAATCAGAAATACCAAGAGCGGCTGCTATTGATTTTTGTTCATACTTGTTCATTGATTCCCAACTTTTACCAGACATAGCTACTGCTTCTTGCATCATTTTAACTCTTTCATCATCTGATGCTGTAAGCATTTCTACACTACTAAGCATGGGTCCGCCAAGAAGAGCATTGAGTTTGCCTGCTGCTTGTGCTGCTCCTTCAAAAGTATCAAATTGTTCTGTGATGCCCAATAAAGCTTGCATTTCGATTCCTGTTGCCTTTGCTGACTTTGCAAGGTTATTAAACACTTTTAGTCCTTCTTTTCCATAAACAGCAAGCTTGGGAGCTGCGGCTGCAAAGTCTTCTGCCATCTTTGCTGGGGCTACGCCAATGCCTTTTGCAAACTCTGCTAAATTCTTTTGTTGTTCCATTGCATCTTCAGCAGTCATACCCATATTTCTCCTTAAAAGATCCATACTTTTTGCTGTTGTTGCGCCAGATATTCCCAACTTTTCTAATGCGGCTGTGCCTTGTGCTAGTGTTGCGGCTGTGCCTTTGCTTAGGTTTGTAAAGCTGGACATGTTTGCGTGAAGTGCTCCCATTGCTGCGCCTGATTCGGTCATCCCAATGCCAAGACGACTTTGGCCGCGAGCTGCATCTTCTATTGCAATATTATATTCTCCTGCTGCGCCCGTTGCGGCATTAAAAGAAGAGGCTGCACTATCATAAGCTAATGCGTTTGCCACTGTTGATTCAAGGATTTTTGACCAAACGCTAGAAAACATATTTGAAATTTTGAATGTTTCTTTGAGTTGTTTTTTAAATTCTTCTTGAGCTTTGGTGCTAGTGCGGAGCGTATCTAAAGTGGAGGTCATACTGCCTAATCTGGATTCTTCATATTTCGCTGCAAGACCTAAAGCAGCGCCCATCTTGATCGCAAGATTAATGCCCCTTTCAGACTTTTTGTTTTCTTCCTCTTTTACTTTTACTTTTGCTTCATTTAGTTTAAGATCTTTAGATAACTCTTTAACCTTCTGTTCAGCGAGATCTAATAATTCCTGTTCCTCTTTCGTAAGCACTCCGAGTGTTGCTTGTTTTTGCAACATAATGTTCATCGCATCGGAGGCAGCTTTTAATTGCTTTTCATTGAGTTCTAAATTTGTTTTTTCTGCGTCTACAATTTCCCCCTTAAGATCAGAAATTTTCGATTGAATATCGTGAGCGCTTTGAAGTTTATTGATGTTTTCTTCTAAACTAATAGCGGCGTCTTCATTGATCTCTCCAAGATCGCCTTTAAGTTTCTTGATTTCTGATTCGAGTTTTGCGATCCTCGCTTCAAGTTTTGCAACATCAGCCATAATAATTTACCAAACTACGATCTTATTTAAAGGGCCACTTAAGTCCCGTCTTGCGTGTGAACGCTGAAGTGGCTTTATCGAGCATTGATTTGTTTTTAAACGTCTTGGGATTGTCAAGCCCATATCGCCTTAGTGAGTCCATATATCTTTTTTCTTTGCCGATGGCTTTAGCAAAAGATGTTACTTCACTACGATTTCCTGTGACACTTACAGGAACTGAACTTCCTCCGAACATTGAGTTTAGAATTGATTTTACTCCAAAACCCAACATCCGCAACCAACTCTCATCAAGTTTATCACCATTTGTTAAGTCAATAACAATAGGAGAAATCTCTTCTTCTTTTAATTTTTGCATAGATTACCGCCTCCTAAGTAAATAGTTGGGTTATCTGCTTTTTGATTTGGCTTTACGCATTTCGGATTCCATATGTTCTTTTTCGTCTTTCAGTTGTTTGGCAAGACGTTTAACAAACCATTCGCGTAATTGAATTGGTAGGCTGTATGCTTCAATAAAGCTCCAACCCCCGTGATATTTTAGAATAAAAAATTGCTCATAAACATTCTCAGTATACTCATCCGTTAGGCCAAAAAAAGTTGGCTGAGAAGGGTATATCTATTTTTGTTTCCGCGTCACAACTATTGCACGAAAAATCGTAACTCAAATCAATATTGGGCGAAGCCTTTTCATAAATTGACTTGAGATAAGTTGAGTCGCGGGCAGGCATTAGATCTACGAACTTATCAACCAACCCCCTGTCTGTTTCCCCGTTAATGGAAACGATAAATAATTTATACTGATCTGTTAAGTTTGTTTCTGGAAGATTATGTTTCTTTCGTTTTTCAGATTGATTGAAGATTCTCTTTTCATCACCCCCCGTCAATAGCCGACACTCTACAGAAACTTTTGTAACTGGCAACTCTACTTTAAAGGTGCCGTTTATAGAAATTGAATATTCTGATTGAAGACCATCACATTCTACTTCTTCTAAATCAAAAGAATGTTCCAATGCATAGCCGCATGAAGGGCATGTCACTTTTGTCTTATATTCTGGTCCAAAACCATTAATTCTTGCCGCAATGAGAATAGCATTTTTATCACCTGAGTAAAGTTCATCCACTTTGATACTTTTATCGACCAATACATTTTGTAACATACGATCAACAGCGACACCTTTCTTTAATAGTGATTTTGATGTTAAAACATCAGTGTCCTTTGCAGTCATATAGCGAATCTCAACAGATTCTTCGTTATGCAATGGATGATCATCTGGATAGAATCTTCCTTTTGTTGGTAAATCAACAAATTCAGTAGGAAGAACAAAGTCTAGAATTGAATTTTTTTCTGTGATGGGTGGCTGTGAAGCCGATTGATCTTTAGTCCCGAGTCGTTCCTCGTTTCTTGGCATAAATACCTCTTCTTTCTTTTTTAGGGCTAGTTAGCACCACCAGCATTAGATGGGAGCTTTTTACTATAGGCGTTTACATAAGCATTGTCATATTTAAGACTGATTTCTATGTTCATCATGTCTTCAGAGCCGTAATCAAGATCGCCAAATTTGGCTTCCTTAATCCATGCGTTATTGAGAACCCACTCCTCAACCTTGCCACCATCAGAATCAATTTGGCGAATTATAACCTTACCAAGTGCTCCAACTGATCTTGCTTTTGATAAAGTGCTTGTTTCTCCTTCGTTTGTAGGAATTTTATATCCTGCTTTCTCAAGCATTTTCATAACTGCTTGAGTTCCATCTGATGTATGACTAATGACATCAACAATAGTAAAGGAAATATCATTCCACGACATACGTCCTGGGTAATAAAAAGTATGATTTAGATACTTATGCTCACTTTCTGAAATTGAAAATGAAGGTTTGTTTACTTTTGAAATCAAAAACTTAGGAATTGTAGTATCTAATCCTGCGACCGATAGTTCAAACCTAAACGTCCTCTTGGGTTCTAATTTTGCTTCTTGCCAAAATGCCATTATATTATTCTCCTACACTGTAAATAGTATCTGTCTTGCTTTTAGTCCTCAAAAGAAGCTCCCGTACTTGTAATTACAAAGTCAATCGCAATGAACTCAATTGCTTGTGCAGGTTTCAAGAAAATCTTTGCATACATAATATTTCTATCAATCAAGTCAGGAGTTGTTGTTGTATCATCAAGAATAACCTTATAATCTGTTAGTCCAAGACGAGACTTAATGCTATCAAGGAACGGAACAACTTGTCCTGTGAATCTGTCCCAAGTCGTTTGAACATTTTGGTCAAACAATAGTCTTGCAGCAATCCTTGAAATTTCTTTTTTCACATGAATCATCAATCGCCGTACATTAACTCTATCAAGTGCTGATGGAGTTGTTTGAAGCGTTTTTTGACCAAACACGACAATCCCTTCTGCGGGGAAAGAAGCGATGGGGTTAATATTTACCTCATAAAGACTATCGCGCTGTTTAGACGTTAGTCGTTGCTTTACGTTTATAACTGGAATGCCTCCCGCACCCTCAGTTAAGCCACCTCTAGTAAATCCTGCTGGTGCAAACCAAACTTCAGATTTATTTTGAGCACTTGAGAATGTTCCGATTGCCGCAACAGATGGCGGACACCAGAAACCTTTTCCTGTTTCTGAGTCTCTCGCTCGTACCCAAGGATAATAAGCACAACCATAACTTGAATTGAGCCCTCGATTTTCCATCGCTGTTACTGCACTAGCAACATTTCCTGCTCGACTCTCTTCCGTGCTTGTATTCTCAGAAGGCGGCACATACCCATTTGTAATGTCAATAACCGCCAAAGCATCCGCTCGGTCTTCGCAAACCTTAATTACATGCTCTGTAAGAGCAGTATTTGTAATGCCAGGAACTGACATTAGATTGCACTCCACAACTTCTGGATCGGCACATGAATCAATAGCAACTTTTACCGAGTTAAAAGCATAACTCGTAAGTTCGCTTTTATCACTCAAAGTTGTATTTCGGAATGGCTCAATCTCTTTGATATTTAGTCCATCAAACCCACCATGAAGTGGAATTGTAAATGAATCATAACCAGCAGTTAGAACATTGTTCCAACTTCCAGTACCAAGACCACCAGTTACTGCAATCGAGTTTCCTTGTGCTCTTGAGCCTGAGAAATAATAAACATCCGTTGAGGAAGTCATACCAGATGCAGTAGGTTGAAGCGTTGAACCAGAAGCAGCCGAACCAGTGTAATAAGTTAGGTCTTCCATCGTAAAGATATAAGAAAACTCCTGAGCAGATATTGTAGCATCACCAGTTGCATCAAGTGAAGCTGGTCCGATTGCTCTAACAACATCTTGATAAGATTTATCAAATCTGGTACTCGTTGTCATTGTTGTATCTGCACCAAAATAAGCATCTTTTGGACTCGAAAGCTTTCCAACCCTTGAGCTTGTTCGCAAGGGAACTTTGGGATATTCCATAGAGCAAGTTTGCACTGTGGCAGTAGAAGAGGTAGAGAAAAATACTGATTGAGCAGCCGCAATCGAATCAACTGGCTTAACTGCTACAGTTGCTCCTGAAACAAATCTATTGGTAGCTTCGGTCAAGCCGTCATTTTTAATGCCGCCTAAAGTACCGCTCTCAAGTATGAATGATTTCCATCGAACTGGACCCTCAAAACCAAATGGTAAATAAGTTTCATTTACTGCTGCGTCATCAACTTCTGTATTCATAACAGCATACAAATATCGAGATTGGTTTGGGTAGTTTCCATATTCGCGGTATCGTCTTTCGCCATAATCCCAAGTTACATACATATCCCCAATTCTCTTAGCAATATAATTACTAGAGTTTGGATTCAAGCTGCACCGAGAAAACCGTTCTATAACCTTTTTAGCATTATCACTATCATCTGCTGATCGAACTTCGACTGTAAATGTTCCATAAGGATCTGTAGGATCAGAAGATGCTTTAACATCTGCAATAGAAACCTTTAGATTTTTTTGTTCCCACTCGCCAGCATCAAGAGTTCTAAACTTAAAGAGCTTTTGATAATTAAAGATGCTTGAATCTCCTGCTAAATCTTGAGAGAAAATCCAAGGTGTTTCTGCTTTCGTTGCAGAACGAGTCTGATCGTCCTGCTCGTATTGAGTACCGCCGACTGCACCACTCAAAAGTGGTAATATAATAGCGAGCGGGGTGCTGCCGATACTAGCATCTGTAACAGACCTATCGAATGTTTCACCAAGCCAATAAGATTTAGTGCTACTAACAACGCTACTGTTTGTAAGCGTTGGGTTAGTATTGAATACTTTTCGAATATAGTCTTTTGAATTTTCATCGAAATTAAAAGAAATCGTTTCAGTTGCGGCTCCAGCACCGGGCGCGGTGTGGGCACTATAAATATTTATTTGCCACCCGCCAGCATCTGCCTGAAGCAATCCGCAAGTTCCAGAAATTGTAGCTTGTTTAGAGCCAGAATATTGCTGTTGACCTTTAAGTGCTATCGAGCCTGTTGTTAAGTAAAAGACTGCTGCCAAAGTACCAGTTGCCTTGTTGGTTTTAGGCATAACAAATAGCCCGTATGAACCACCAGAACCATCGCCTCTAGTCGTAATATCTCCCGCAGACCAGCCTGCATTACCAGCAGATGTTTTGTCAGGATGTGCTTTTCCAAGGAGCCTAACGAATGTTAATGGTGAACTATTTCGTAAATAAGCTTGTGCTGCATAAACCCCGTAAGTCGGAGACAATCCTGCTCCACCATTTCGCCAAACATCTGTTCCTGCCCCACCAGCTTGAGGATTACCAAAAATCTCTACAAAGTCCGAAAAAGAATCTACTTTTACGGGTCGCATTCCTGGGCCGCGCTGGGCACGACCAATAATGACTGGTCCCATTTCTTCTGGAAGTCTAGGCAACTGAGAGTTGTCAATTTCTGCCACCTGTACGCCGGGGCTCACGAATTTAAATTTACTAACTGGCATTTATAGTTCTCCTTGAAAGATAAAACTTACTATCAAAGTCTCTAATAAATAGTGTCTAAATCTCGCAAACGCAAAATGAATTATTAAGACCGATATTTTCCAGGTTGCCCTTTGCCGGGTCCATATTCAGTCTTATCACTAAAGGCTGCACGCTCACGGGGTATTCTAATTTCCACTGCATTTTCACGAATTGCTTTTGAGGGTCGCGGGTCATTCTTGCCTTGTCCAATAATATATCCAAGAGTCTTTATTTCAATTGATGTTATAAAAATTCTTCTATTTTGTTCCATAGCACTTACATTATTTTCTTGTGAAAATTCTGGTTGCATGAAGCACTCGTATCTGTGACCATCCTTCTCAACGAAAAATTGATTAACGCCATATGTCTTTGCCATAAACGGTTGTGTAATTTCATTCATTTGTTGTTGATATTCAGTCTGAATACTGATTTTATATCCTATATCAAGATATACAGGCATTGGAATAGAGATTTGTTCATAAACAATCTTTTTATTTTTCTTTTTGCTCGGGAAGTTTATTTGTCCACCAGTTGGTTTCACTGTCCCGTTGACACCGAATCGTCTCGCAGCGTCTGCATTTAAAAAATCGGCTGTTTTATCCTCTTGAACAACGCGAGCAATCGTTATTGAGCCACCTTTTTCATCTTGCACAGGCATAATATTTCCGAAGAATGGACCTTTTTTTGTAGGGTCTTTTGTAACGGATGTTCTCTCTATTGTCACAATAGGAAACGTCAGACCGCCAGAATTGGTTCTTATTTGATTTGCTCTTTGTCCTGATCGTTCGCCTGCAACCCAAATACAAGGAACTTTTTTCCAACCTTCATTTGTGGTACAAAAAACATTCATCCCGTCCTTTAACCAATCAAACATTGCATAATCAATTGTTTCCAAAGAAGAGGGAGTATAAGGGAGTATAGGTTTTTTTTCGTCTATAGTCATTTAGAATTAAACACTCCTGAACGGGCTTGTATGCATGTTGCAGAAATTTCTACCTGATGACTGTCTTGACCAAACAACCGGCGAGGTTGAACTGTAGCAACGATTTCATAGAAAATACCATCATAAAGAATGAAGTCGCCCTCTTGAACATTTACATCCTGATCCTCAGTCAATCTTCGTTTGTGAAAATGAATAGTTAGATTAAAAGTTTTATCAATACCATAACCAGTAGCCACATTAGATGTGTCTCCCCATTCTATTAAGGCGTACACTCTTATTGGAGGCAAAAATGTTTTTGTTATTGCTTCTTCGTAAAGAGCATGAAAACAAGTATGCTCCATGCTTATTGGATAATAAACAATCTGCTGCCCAACAACTCGTTCGATAAGCTCGTCGTTAACTTGCTTAACCAAATCACGTTCTTTTTTGTTGAAAAAAAGTGGTGGTGGTGGAGCATCGGTTCTAGACCATTTGTTGCTTTCGTCAGCCATTTTATTATCCTATGTAAACTCCCATAGGAACAAGAGTCATAATGGTGGTTGCTGCATCAGCCATTTCAGTATCACTCTTCACCAAAGCACCATAAGTCAATTTTTCCAACTGAGTCCTCAATTCCTCTTTGAGTGTGGTTTGTTCTTCTTTTGCTTGACTCAATAGATCAGAAGCATTAAGAGTTACATCGTTGCCTGGGATTGGAATTGTTGCAAATTTTCCTCTTATTTGTCCAAGCATTTCTTTCGCTAGCGATAGAGCATATTTTCTAATCCATTGTTTGCCCATGCTATTGATATTTTCGTATGGAATGTTTGCGAATGGTAAAGTATTCATATTATTAATGCCGCCAACACCATCTTTTCGATCTGATTGTTCTTCCCAAGAATCACTTGGAATACTAAAAGTGAACCACATTTTAGATGGTGATCCACTGCCTGGATCATAGGGTGGGGGATATATTTTTAATTTGTTGTTCCTTATTTCATATGAATAATGACTCGTTCTGGTATAAAGACTTGTTTCAAACGATTGGGCTTGAAGTTTATTTTGCCACACCGGAACAACCTCAAAATTAGAACTATCGGAATACATTCCGTATGTATTTAAATTTCCACGCACATTTAAGCCGCCATAATATCCATAAAATCTCCACATTGTTGCTGGTGATTTATAATAAACTTTGTGAATATTTACTCGCTTATTAAGAATAAGACCATCCCATTCGTTCCCAGATTGTGAGCTTGAAACAATACTTTGTAAATCATAATTTTGAATATTTCCAGTCAAAGCAATTGAGGCAGAATACATTGTAATGTTATCGCCAATACCAGCTTCTCCTGCCAATCCAGTTGCAATTCTCCTGCCATATTCAAAGGTGAAGGCAGGAAACTTCAATCCAACCTGTGTGCCAGATAAACTTGCGGAAAGCGAACCTGATTTCAAAGAACCATCATGATCGAATGTTCCTGTTGTTGCTCCCAAAAAGTCAGATAAAACATTTTCTGCTTGATGAGAATTGATTATATAGGAGTATTCTAAAACTGATAACTCATAAGCAGTATAAACATTTTCTTCTGTAAGTTCAATATCAAGAACATCACCACCAAGCATTTTATAAGTAAACGCTACCTGATCTACAGCTCCTGAAATGAAGTCTGTGTTGTTTAAATAAATTCCATAAGGAACTGCGGTTGCTGTTACATCTGTAGCGCTTCCTGTTGCGGTTAAAATAGATTTACTTGTTTGACTTATTGGTGTTAAGGTTGGAAGAGCCATTATTTTTATCCTCTATAGTTTAAATAGTAATTCCATATAGGAAAACAAAAAGAAAACCCCCGCCTCTCGAAAAGAAAGACGGGGGTTTTCAAGTGTTTAAGAAATGTTAACTAACGAATTAGCCAATCATATCTTCGATAATAACAAGACCATACATGTCCGGTCGTACCATCTTCTTGCCATACCGAGTCATCACGCCCTTACGAGGCACGAAACTCTCTGGATCGAAGATAGTCGGTGTGGTTTGTAGAGGCACATAAGGTGCATATACATAACCGCTCTCAAGGAAGCTGCCTCCCTTTCGACCGACAAGGATTACATTCCGCATGAAGTATGGATCAACATAAATGTCCCACTTCTTGCTGATTGTACCAGTCTTTACCGCGCCAGCCTGACCGCGATCTTCATCGGCGGTTGTGCTTGCACGGAAACCATTTGTAAACTCAAGAACATTTGCTGTCTCGGGACCACAAACCAAGAAGTTCGCTCCACCTCGTAGAGTCTTGCGATGAATCTGTGCAGAAACATCGTTAACAGTCTCTAGAAGAGTCTCATACCACTCGGAAACAGTTCCAGTAAAGTCTGGGAACAATGTCTGATTGGTAGATTTACCAGTTGACTTATTCACAAACTTGCCAGGTTTACGTGACCAGTATTGCGTACCAGCAGCCGAACCCTTAATAAGATCCTCAAGAATTTCTTGATCAATCTCAAGTGCAATAGTTTCAGACAGGATGCTTGTAAGCTCAACTTCGGCGTCGAGATTATGATAAGCATTGATGTCCTGTTGAAGCTCTGGAGTCCACTTAGCTTTGAGCTTTTTGGTCATCGCAGTGATTGATACGCTGTCAACTTTGATATCGATCTCTGGGATTCCTACCTCATTTTCCAGCCCCCACTCACTTTGTCCAACAATTGCTCCAAGAGCGTTAGCTGAACCAGCCGTAGGAGTACCACCAAAGTCATCAAACTCAGGCCAAGTACATTTCCAGTTACTTACCCCAGCTCCAATAGCTTTCGCTGAAGCCAATGCGCTTGGTGCCTTTGAGCCGTCAAGACTTGCCATAACAAACAAGATTTGACTCTTTGCATCGCCTGCTTGCCACATACCACGGTTAGAACCAGAATATTGTGTTAGGCGTCGAACCTGCGAACCAGTAAGTTCAGCCGCTGAACCTGATCCTGCGCGAGTAATCGCAACAAGGTCATCCTTGTTCAACTGATCGAATTGACTAGCTGCTACCTTAAAGATACATGCCGTGGTTGTTCCCGATGTAAAATCAGGATCAAAACGCAGAAGCGCATTGAATGCACGCTGTGCATCTGTACCAGCAGAAACTTCGCCCGCTGGAAGAACAGAGCCTGTTCCACTAAATGTACCAGAAGCGAAAACTGTCATAGTTACTGATGTGCTTGAACCAGTTGGTGAAGAATAACCATTGTTTAGGTTATAATAACTATCTTCTTGGTTATCCATAGTTGATAGATTTACACCACCAGTGATTTGCTGTCCAACAACACCACCACCATAAACTGAATCATTGGCATCAGAACCAAGTCGTGTGCTGTTATACTTAAAATCGAGGAAGAAAATGAGTCCTGACGGCAAGCTCATAGGCTGAACCGAAACAAGATCATTTGCTACCAATCCGCCGAACACTCGACGAACGATGGGAAACGCTACGGCTGCAAAGCCCTCAACGCTTCCTGCTTCCATTGTGGATGCTTCACGAAGAAGCTCCTTGGCTTGATTCTCCAAGAGACAAGCCATTCCTTGACGACCTGAATCGCCATCAATACCTTCAAGAAGTCCAGTCTTCTCCCACTTGGAAAGAAGAGCATCTGACTCTCGCGAGAGATCACGATTAATGATACCCTCTGTTAATTTTTCAACAATACTCATAATATTTTCTCCTTAAATAAGTCCCGCTAATTTTTTAAGTCTATCGACCTGATTTTTATTAGCAGGTTGTTTTTCTTTGTTTGATTTTAAAATAAGCTGATTATTTTTGCTCACTGCTTCATTCAATGTCTTAGGAGCCTTTTGACTCTTGGACGATAGATTGTCTTGCAGTGTGTTAAAAACAATCTTGGCTTCTTCTACGGAACCAACTTTTGAAATAGCTTCAGCAAGTTTCTCTTTTTGCCGCTCATTCAAGGAGTCGCTGTTCAGGACGCGATTCGTGTAGATTAGTTTTGCATTGGAAAAGTTGACCTCTTCCAATTTCTTTGTAGCTTTCATAGCAACACTCTTAAGATTATCGTAATCTTTTTTCTGCTTATTCATTTTAAGCTTCTGAGATTTAACTTGCTCTTGTAGCTTTTTAATTGCTTGACGCAATTCTTTTTGTTGCTCGGCATAGTCAGTATCCTGTTCTTTTGCCAAGGCAACATCGAGACCGTATTCGCTCTCACTCTTTGTTGGGTGAGTATGAAAGTTCTTTCCATGAGGGACATCATCAATGTCAACGACGAGTGCTTCAAGTATTTCTGCGAGGTCGTTTTCGTCTATCTCAATGGATTCATCTTTCTTTTCTTTTTTATCTTCTTCTTCCTCTTCGTCGCCATCTTTTTTATCTTTTTTCAACCATGGGGGAAGCTCGCCTTCGTTTGTTTTTTCTTTTTTCTCGTTTAATTCATCATCAACTTCAAAAAGCTCCTCTTCATCTCCCAAGTCGAGTTCCTCTTCATCTCCAAGACCACCTTCGCCAGCCTCCATTCCTGCTAACGCTGCGATCTTATCAAGATCAAGAACAACTGTCTCTTCCTCTTCGGGGCATGGGCAAAGTTTTTCGCCATCTGTTGCAGCCATACCTAATTGATCAGCAACCTCATCGCGATCTTCCATACCGCCTTCGTCGCCAAGACCCATTTCGTCGCCGCCAAGACCCATTTCGTCCTCATCGGCAAACGGATCTTCTTCTTGCTCAAGAAGAGATTCCACAGCTCCTTTGATTTCACCTGAATATTTTTCAAGAACGGCATGTTCTGCGTTTTTGAGTGCCGCTTCTTTAAGTGCTTCCGCGTCAATAACCGCTTGTTCTAACATAGATGATGACATTTAGATCTCCTAAGAATATAATTCGTCCAGAATAAATAGTATTCAATACTGGTAAATGACAAAGATTATAGGTTGAAGCAAAAGATGTAAAAAATCTCACTTATCTTCTATAAATGTTTCGCCAGTTATTTGCTCAAGTTTACGGATCATTTTTTCCATTTTGATCCTAACAACTTTTCCAGTTCTTGTATTTCGAGAAAAATATTGCCACTCATCATTTTCATCGTG